ATGATGTAAAAGGTATTTGTGTGTATTCTAAACCATCCATGGGCACTAATAAGGTGTGTGTAGGTGGATTAGAAAATACAAGTACCTTTATACAAGGCTATTCAGTCTTGATACATTGGACGAAAAATACCATTGAGACAGAACTAAAATCAATGGAAGTTTACAATGCTTTATGGGGGCAGAATCCAGTTATAAACGGGCACCGAGTTATTAAAATCGATTTAAGAGACGCAAACCCAATAGGGTTAGGAGTTGATGACAACGGGATTTATGAATACGTAATCAACTTCGATATATTATATGAAAGGTAGGTAAAATATGCCTAAGAATAATGGACTAGCTGGGGTTTATCCAGTATACAAGATAAAATTTAAAGTCGGCATTAAAGGAACAAAGTCACAGGCTGCCGACATGAAGATAATAAAGGACCTTGAAACATTTTCGCTATCTATTGATGGTAACGTAGAAGAGTGGACACCAATGGATACGGACGGATGGGTAAGGCGCCTTATGACAGGTAAGGGCTTTAGTATATCCCTAAACGGTAAGAGGCATGTAGGAGATGATGGTAACGACTATGTGGCTGATGTAGCATGGAAGGATGGACTTGACTGCTCCACAAAGGCAGAAATTGAGTTCCCTAACGGATCTAAGTTGGCTTTTGACGCGATAATTGACGTTAAGAACGTAGAGGGTGCAGATTCAACAAATGTTGCACCACTTGAATTTGACCTAATGAGTGATGGAAAGCCACAGTTTACACCAGCACCACAGGCTTAATTAAATAGGTCTTAGTGGTTATAGTTTTATAGATTATTTTATGTGAGGGTCATGGTATGTGTGGCCCTCTTTATTTTAGGATAGGAGATTTATATATGGCTAAACAGTTTTATGATATATCAAGCAAGTTGACTAGGCAAAAGCCAGTAATTAAATTTGAAGAGGGCAGGGAGTTTAAAGTAAATAGTTCTCTTAAGGGCGCTATTGCTATCCAGGGAATAGCCGAGAATGAAAAAGACAATTTAAAATTGCTAAGAGAAATCGTGTCTATAGGCATAGGGGTTGAAGGTCTTGAATATGTTGAATCGCAGGATTTCACAATCCCAGACTTACAGGCTATAGTAGAGGCAATATCTAACGCAATGATGGGTCTTGATGATGAAGAGGGGGAGTCTCAGGAAAAAAAGTTAGATGGTACGATCTTGTAGAAGATTGGGACCTGATAGAGGCTTCATTTGTGACACAGTATGGTATTAGGCTTAGAGAGACAGATATGCAGTGGGATGAGTTTTGTACACTACTTAGTGGAATTATGCCAAAGACCCCACTGGGTCAAGTCGTATCCATAAGGTCAGAAGAAGATAAGGAAACATTAAAGACTTTTAATGACCACCAAAGAAAAATAAGACAAGACTGGAGAAGTAAGCAAGCCAGATTAAGGACAGAAGAAGAAAACGAATTGATGATGAAGAAACTAGAACATATGTTTGAAAAAGCATTTGGGTAGATATAGGCAGCAATAGAAAGTGAGGTGATTGGTATGTCAGATAGTGTAGGTACAGTAAAGCTTGGAGTTGAGTTAGACGCAGATATTTCTGAGTCACTTAGCAAAGTAACCGACTCAATAGCTGGGAAGATAAAGTCCATGTTTGAAACTCCTGAAGGGGCTACTAAGATGGGTGAAGCTTTTGCCAAGAGCATGGAGCAGTCCACAGCTAAGATGGATAAAATCATGGAAAAAGTCGATACTGGCATGGAACAGACGGTGACTAAAGTTGATGTGGCGCTACAGAAGATGATTGGTGGCATTAGTAAGGCTGTTGATATCCTTATGGAAAAGCTAAAAGCACTAAACACTCAGCAGATAAACCCTGGGCAAGATGTCATACCTAATATCAGTGATAAGATAAGCATACCGCAACCAAGGGCACCACCGATTAAGACAAATATTAAAGCGGATATACAATATTACCAGGAACAGATAGCCCTGATTAAAGAAACAATCAACCTACAAGAATCCGCAGCGGATAGGCACATTAAGAAAATTAAAGAGTTAGAGGCCGAATATAAAAAGGCTGCAACGTCAATGAAAAGTGTTGGCGGACAGGTTAAAGAAGTATTTGACCCTAACACAGCTAGCGCCAAAAAACTAGCCGCTGAGATTTCTAAAGAAAATCAGGCAGTAGATAAGATAGGAATAAGTATTGGTAATTTAAACTCTAAACTTAGTCAGACAGAAAGACATATGCAGATGTTACAGGGTAAGGCAGATAGTGCTACTTCGGGAGTAACTAAAGCCGTATCTAAAACAAATTCACGTCTAAAAAGTATCACTAACAGAACTTTTAGGGGCATGAGGTCTGCTATGATGTTACCGTTTAAACCGACCATCAACGGCTTTAAAAGATTAGGCAGAGCCGCCCAAAACGCGGGAGAGAGAGGTAGCAAGAGTCTAGGAACATTAGATAAGTCATTTTGGAGAGTATTCAGGCGACTATTTATAATCGGCACAATATCTAAAATGCTAAGAGGACTTACTGGGTACATAGGTGATGCCTTAATGGCCAATGAAAGATATAGGGCTTCTCTAGATACAGTTAAGTTAAACCTTGCAGCTGCTTTCCAACCAATCATGGATATTATAATTCCTGCTTTGGTAAATTTGATGTCTTGGCTGGCTAAGGCAACCGGATATATGGCGGCCTTTATAGCCACTATGTTTGGAACAACTTATAAGGCTAGTGTACAGGGGGCTAAACAGCTTAATGCCCAGACGGCGGCCTATAAGGAAATGGGTAAGCAGTCACAAAAGACGGCCAATAAAGTCAAGAAGTCAGCTAAGGAAATGATAGGATCCTTGGCCGGATTTGATGAGATCAATACAATTAATTTGAAATCAGATGTTGAAGATGTTAAATCGGGAGAGAGTGACGCACCAAGTTGGGTTAATGCTGCCACTACTGAAATCGGTGATACATCTGCATTTGATAAATTTAAGAAGATACTGGATGGTATATTTAAGCCATTTAAGGAGTCTTGGGCAAATGAAGGTCAAAATACAGTAAATGCCTTTAAATATGCCATGGGTGAAATATCTGAACTTGCAAAATCAGTAGGTAGGTCTTTGTATGAAGTGTGGACCAATGGCACTGGAACCCAAATGCTAGATTCCATACAGCGCTTATTACAGAGTATATTACTACTAATAGGTGATATAGCTAAGTCGTTTAGGTTAGCATGGGATGACGAGGGCAGAGGTACACAAATTATCCAAAATATAGCTGATGGAATAATTAATATCATTCAGCTATTTGGAAGTATAACTAACAGTATACGAGAGGTGTGGGGGACTGTTGGTGATGAAATAGCCGTTAATTGCCTTGATATCCTGGGTAATGTAACACATCTGTTTTCACAAATACCAAAGACTTTTAAAGAGTCTTGGGAAAAGAACCAGATAGGTACAGAATTCCTACAGCATATAGGAGATGGATTTAATAACATACTCGGCTTAATAAATGATGTAACTGGGTCTTTAGATGGTCTATGGGCTAAGTTTGGGCCGTCTATTACTGATACGGTCATGCAGTGCCTAAATGCCACATCTGGGCTATTTGAGTCTATGACAATAGGCTTTAGAGGTGTTTGGGATAATGGTGGAAATCATCTATTTGAGTCAATAGGAAGACTTGCAACAAGACTATTTGAATTAGCTGGGCGTATATATTCTGAATTTATAGCTCCGGTAGCGGGAAAGTTTTTAGAGATTCTAGGACCTGCAATTGGTAAGGTGCTAGATATAATAGCTTCACTGTTAGATAAATTTAGTGAACTTATTGAGTGGATCCTACAGGAAGGTAATCCAGCATTCGATTTGTTGTGTGGCGCAATAGCGGGTGCAGGAGCAGCCCTGTTAACATATAAGGGTTATCTACTAGCGACGAGTATTGCACAAACAGGTCTGGGAACAATTTTATCAGCAAACTTAGCTCCGGCATTAGGGTTAGTTACGAAGGCATTTGCTTTTATCTGCTCACCTATAGGAGCTGTTACACTGGCCATTGGTGCTGCGGTAGCAATAGCAGTAGTACTGTGGAAAAATTGGGATAAGATAGGTCCTGAAATTAAAAAGATATGGGAAGGTATAAAGAAGGCCTGCATCGATATATTTACTGGCATAGGCAAGTTCATATCCGATACGTGGGATAGTATAGTTAAGGGAGTTACAGAGTTTGGCTCTAAGGTCCTAAAGGGCTTAGGCGACCTAGTAATGACCATATTAAAGGGTGCAACTGATTTTATGGCTAAATTCGTTGCCTGGTACATAAACCTTTGGGCTGAAATAATCCGACTATGCGGTGAGGGAATCTCTAAGGCACTAAAAGCTATAGTAGACTTCTTCGCTAAATTCCTAACGGCAGGATGTGACCTAGTAAGACATATTGCCAGGGGTATAGGCAATACAATGAGTAGTGCAGTCACAGCTATGGCCAATGTCGGAAGAAGTATATTCAATGCCATAAAGAGCATTAACCTTTTCAATATAGGTAAAAATCTAATCATAGGGCTATGGAATGGTATATCATCTGTAGCTGACTGGATTTTAGATAAACTGGGCGGATTCTGTGACAGGGTAGTTGACACTGTGTGCGACTGGTTTGGTATTCATTCGCCATCAAGAGTATTTAGGGACCAGATAGGTAAGATGATTCCTAAGGGTATGGCCATTGGTATAGAAGCTGAATCCGGTAAGGTTATGGACGCTATGAAAGACTTAATGAATATCCCAGAACTTTACCAACCTGAATTATCATTTATGGGAGATACAAAACCTCAACCACCACCAGATAAGGATAACATTGTCAAAGAGATAATAGACCTTATGGGTGGAGATAACAACGCCAATCCGCAACCAAAGACCATTAATATAGTCTTAGAATTAGATGGGGAAGTAATTGGTAAGAAGTCAGTTGAGTATATAGATGATGTGCAAAAACGTACAGGAAAGCCAGTATTCACTTAGAGAGGGGGAAACTTTACATGATAAATATAAATGGATTTGATGTGACTAAGTACGTAAAGCCGTATAAGGTATCACTACAAGACCTAGATTCAGACTCCTCTGTCAGAAATGTAAAGGGTGAAATGATGAGGGATAGAATAGCGATTAAGCGAAAAATTGAACTTGAGTTTGGCCCTTTACAAAGTGATGATATAAGGGCAATCTTGGGGGCTATTACCGGGGTATTTTTTAATGTCACATTTATAGACCCCTTAGAGGGTCAAATGACCAGACAGATGTACTGCGGTGACAGAAGCGTGGCTTTATACAACAGTAATGCAGAACTTTGGACTGACCTTAAGTTTAACTTGATAGAAAGGTAGGTGATGTGCATGGAGAGTAAGATTATCAAAGAAGCTTTTTCAAAACCAGCAAGGGAGCTTAGGGCAAAGGTAACTATTGGTGATAAAGTATTCACTGATGAACACTTAGAGAGCATAAGAGTTGTAACTGGTCTGTCAGAAAGTAATGATTTTGAAGTAGGAACTGCCTTCATGGCATCAGCTACTATAAAACTAGTAGATAAATACGAAAATTTCAGAGAATCAAATTTTAAGGATAAACTAGCAAAAGTAGAGATTGGGGTTAAAACACTCCAGGACTTTGACTATACGTCAATAGGAGAATTTATTGTGGACTCAGTAGGTAGTAATATGAAAAGTTGGGAACTAAAATGCTACGACCTGATGCACAAATTTAACGTTAAGTATGATTGCAAATTAACTTTCCCAACATCCCTAAAAAGCATAGTGTTGGATATATGTAGTATTTGCGGTGTTGAACCATCAGACAACATCAAAAACTCTACGCTACTTGATAGAAGTATTAAATTTAAGCCTAATTTTTATGATATGACTGCAAGGGAAGTTTTAGCCCAGGTAGCAGAATTAGTTTGTGCGTGGGCTTATATAGGTATTGATTCTCAGAAACTGGATATAAGCAGCTATGCTGTAGATGGTGAAATTAAGATAAATGATGACAACTTAATTTCATTTAAAGAGTATAAGAACACAAGTAATTCTGACTGTAAAATTCTTTTGGATAGTGTCAAGATAATCCAAAATGGGGCTGATGACGCAGACTACAACCCCGATAGCCCTAGGAAATTTCATATCGTGGATAATATGTTTATCCAGGGTAATGGTACAGACTACATTGACAATGCTAAGAAATCTTTTAAATTCAATGAATTATCAGCCCTTTCCGTAAAATACAACGGAAACCCAGGACTGAGACCGGCTAGATATGTTAAGGTAATTAGGGCAGGTAAGGAATATAACTTCCTTCCTTTGGTTCGTAAGCTTGCCTATAACGGTGGGCTAGTTGAGGAATGTGAGTGTAAGCAGATTAACTATGATCCGGCTAATCGCAGAAAAGAGATTGTTAGACATGTGGAGAAGATAAACGCCCTACTAAAAGTTATGGATGATAAGATTCAATCTAAGGTGGGGACAGAAGATTTTCAAACACTAGTTGAACAGACAAAAGATGAGATAAAGCTACTTGCTAAAAACATTAACTTAGAGGGCTATGTTAAGTTCGAGGACTTAAAGAAACAAAATAAATCAACTGTTATCCACGGTGGTAACATCACTACTGGGGTGATCCAGTCAAAAGATGGTGGATTTGGTATTGATTTAGACAATAAGACTTTTTTCTTAGGGCGTGATTTAGAACATTATGCCCTACTTTTTGATGGTGAAAAACTGAATTTTGGAACTGGTGGGATTAAATCAGACCAGTTTTCAGAGGGACTAAAACAGGAGTTAAAAGGTCAGGATGGCCAGTCGCAATATGTTCACACCAGGTACTCAGATAGTGGTGGAGATGTAGGGTCTATGCATGTAAATGCGGTAAATGACTCAGGAGAGCCATACAAATATATAGGATTTGCCATAACTAACTCTAGTGGTGCACCAGCTTTAAAGTCTGCGTATAAGTGGACTAAATATGTAGGTGAAGATGGCGCCAATGGAACACCTGGAAAAGCAGGAGCGGATGGAAAGACGCCGTATTTTCATGTGGCGTGGGCAGATAGTTCGGATGGGTCCGTTGGATTTACAACTCATGGTGGCACAGATAAGA